CTGGCCTCCTTAGCCTGTTTACTACCGGCGCCGAACTGAATTGCCAAATCCTTCGCCTCCTGAGCGGCTTTGTTGTATTGTAACTCTAATTGCCTGTATGCGCCTGCCAGCCCCAGCGTTTCCTGTGCAGATTGTTTATTCGCTTTGTTAACCAGATTCTGTTGTTCTCTGATCTCGGCAAGCTTACGAGCCTCGGCAGAATATGAATTGATTAATTTTTCCTCCGCCTTAGTTACTGCATCTACGTTTTGTTTAGCCTCCTGGGCATCCTTCTTTTTTCTATCACTTAACTCCTGTAGCTTTTTAGCCTGCTGTTCAAATAGCTTTGTCAACTTATCATTTGCCTTTGCCAGTTCATCCACCTGCTTTGCTAATGCCTTTTCATTCTCCGTCATTTCGGTAGTCGCCTTATTGATTTCTTTGAATGTAGCGGCATTGCCAACGGCCTTATTCAATTCCACCGCCTTAGCAATCAGCTTTTCGAAGCTGGCAGTATTAGCATCTGTTGACGACTTTAGTTGCTCAAATTGCTTAAGCGCTTCCGGTGAAATAAGTAATTCTATTTTCTCGCTATTTGGCATGTAGCTTTTTTAGTTGTTCAATCTTCTGGTTGTACTTCTTTTCAAGCTGGATATATTTACTAACGGTCAATTCCTCTATATTGTAAGAAGCCCCCTGCATTTCTTCGAAATATAGCAGCGCCTTTTCAAAATCATCTCGCTTCGGCTTCTCCTTACCGCCTTCCTGCATCTTCTTTTCCAGTTGTTTAATAAATTGCTTAAGCTGTATATACTTCGTTTTGCTTTTATTTACAACTTCATTCAACTGGTCTATATAATCAACCGGCTCGAATGAGGTGGGACGAAACGAATAACCCAATCTGCGCACGCTTTCAGCAATAGACTCGCTATGTCGATTCAAGAGAAATTGCACGCACTCGTCAAGTATATACAGATGATTGCTTAGCTTTTGTATATCCCTGCTTAATGACCATTGTTCGTTATTATCGATGCCATCGCCGCGTAATTCGTAGTATTCGGAAAGGATAAGCAGCCATGATTCTGTCAATTGCGCTACAGTCGCTTTACCAGTAATGACTAATGAGGTTAAATTATCTTCACATAGCGCATCAAGGAAGGCCGGCATTGGCAGTCTACTGCACGTGTGATATATATTTGATGGGGGTAATACCTGCTGCGCGGGCGGCGTCTGCGGACATATAGCTGATTTGTCCACCCGGAAGATCGTAGAGAATATATATTTTTTGATTCGCGACCGCATGCGTTTTAGCTTCGTTTTCTTTTTGAGTTAAAAGCTCCTGTCGTTCTTTTTCTGATGGAAGGCACCCTATGCACATGTTAGCCGAATTTAAAACCTAATCTTTTGGTGATACGCTGCTGAACGGCTGGCAATAAATAAATAGGGATATACTCTTCGCTTTTGCTCTCTTTCGTTAGGCCATAAATCTTTTTGCCATATTTCTTTTCGAGGGATTGAGCCTTCGCATCAGCCGACCCGACCTCGTATGAGTTATTACCAACATCAACAAACATGTCAGACCAGAATGCGCCCGTGTCCTTTAGCGTTACCCATCTTGATTCCTGCCCCTTTTCATCTTTAAGCATAATAGTTAGATCGGAATACGTTGGCGTTATATCGGTTCCGTCTGCGCGCCTACCTAATGACATTTGCCCCTGGTTCAAGATGATGATATCGTTTGAGGTTTCAATTACCGCCTCCTGAACTATTTCTATCAGTTCAAATCCTTTTAGCCGCCTGGATAGCTCGTGGAGGGTCATTGATAATTTTATATGCTACTTTCAAAAGCTCTCGCCTTACGTCATCTTGGTACTGCTTAAAAAACATTTCTTTCATAGCCTGCTCAACAAATTCAGCCTCGTTAAACCGGCTCCAATGCTCAACACTGAAGCCGGTATTATCGACTATAACGGTCATTAGCTGGATGCAGATTCTACGATAAAGGCCACACCGTCTTTATCTTCGAAGCCTGACATTGATATTGGAGCGGCTTTTAAAACAGATGGGATTGACAATTTGATAGTCATTTCTGCTCCATCAAATTCGGCGGCCCAATCGGTGTAATTTCCTGTTACGTCAAACGCCTCATCTGCGGCGTTATCGGCCACACCGGTAACGCTACTCAATGTGCCGTCCGATTTGAATAAGCGCCATGCTGTTGTTTGCAGTAGGTTTGTTTTGTAGGCGTCGTACAGATTCACGTCGCTGATTTTGCTACGCACTTGCACGGTTGCCACGTTTGCGGCCTGATCGAGAACGGTAAGCTCCACATCCTGCAGCCCAACCAGGTCAATCAGATTGAAGTCTTCGATTTCCAAATAACCGAGGTTCCCTTCGTTCAAATAGATCGGATCGATTATGAAACGCTGGTTATACAGCGCAGCCTCAGATCCGGTATTTAGCCTCCATGGTGGTACACGGTACTGGTCAACCGGGATTCCTTTTATGACAGCGCCAGACTTGTAGCCGTACAATTTGTTCTTGTCGAAGAACAAAAAGAATTTGTTTGCCCCCTGGTTCTTAGCCAGTTCCTGATGTAACATCACCCCGCCTTTTTGATACCGGAAAGTCCAATCGTAAAATCCTTCCTTTACGAAAATTTTATCTCCGTAATCGGTAGTGTTGATTGTGCTGTCTTCGGTATTATCCGTCAAAGAGATCAGCTTAGGGCCGGGGAAAATACGTGTCCCGATAGCCGCGTGAATCTTTGTTTCCAGGAACGCCAGCAATCCAGCCACATCGCTTTGCGCTATCTGAAAATTCGATGGCACCTGAATGGAACCAATGAATTTATCAGGCTCCAAAAAACAATCACCCACGCCTGTGTTACCGTAGTTGGTAGCGCATAGTGGTTTATTAAGTGTTGCCATTGTTATTAATTAAAGAGTTAACATTTGTTTTTAATGTTCAGCTTAATGTCCCTGAGTTCTATTGCGTCGATCCGATCATTAAAAATGTTCTTGTCATTTATCTGACTACCGTAGTAGTACATATCGGTTTCTTTATAAGTCAACTCATCCTCATAAGTAAATTGACCATGCCGGTCAATTTGGTTGATCAATTCCTTTTTGATTGGATGCAGGATAGGCTTGAAGTTTATTTCAGTTCTTTGGTTTGAGGTATACTCGGCCAAAGTGAAATTCGCTATCAACATCCTAAGACTGGTTGACCCATAGAAACCAATTAGCGACCGGTCAATAGTTATATCTGTGAATAGAATAATTAACGGGAACTTTTTATTTGCCTCAGTAGGACTATTCGAAAGCTCCTGCAACCTTATTGCTATCTCCTTGGGGTGACCATACATGTAGTATACAGGCGTGGTGCCGAAGCTTGCGGCAGTCAATGCGGTATTGACCTTAGCAACTACGGCCTCAAATTCTTCTACTATATATATAGTTTCATCCATCGATTAGATATTAAACTCATTGATCGGTCTGAACTTTTTGCGCATGCGCCAAACATCCTGATCTGCCCACTCGGTATAATCATCTTTCTTTGCATCGAGATAATCCACGAGCTCGCAAATCCATTGTGACATTTCGTTCCATGCGCGTACCATTTTCAATGACGGGTTAGCAATGGCCGCATTTTCGTTGGTGGCTTTGACTTCGCTCATTGTCGAGGTCTGCGTATAGTTGTTACGGATATACCAGTAATAAACGTAGTTGGCAATGGGGCTTAGATCGAAAGAGCTTTCACCGGAAACGGCAGAAACCAACCCACGCCAAAACTTAGTTTTGGCATTGGAGGTGTACTCCACACCGTCAACGAGATCAGTCCATTTCTGAGCCGGTGAAGGCGCCTGCCAGCCGGCCCTGAACGCCTTATGCAAAGTATAGCCCAACACTTCACGTAACCATTCTTCTTCATATTTTGCAATGAAGTGATCGGTCAGGCTACCGATAGCAGCCTGTGAAGTGTTGGGTATATTCAACTCACCAACGAAATATGTGCGGTCAATTAGCATTATGAACCAGAATCGATTAATGCAACGATACGTGCCAGCTCATCGTACATCAACGCATCCTTGCGGTTATCGCTGATATAGTCGTGGTATCGCACCTCGGCAATAACACTGAACTGGTTACGACGGAAATCATCGCTATTGTAACCAACTTTCAGCACCATGTTTTTGTAGGTATCTACATTATACTGATTAATGTCGCCTACGAGCGCGTAGCCTTCTTCCACCTTATTACCTTCACGCATCATGCTTTGCAGCCTCTGAATGAAAGGAGGTACCAGGTAAAGGCGATCAGTAGCTGATTTCTGCATTTCAATCAATGCGCCTGTCACAGGGTTTACGCCCATGAAGTTTGCATTGAAATTGTACTTGCCGATCTGCGCAATGGCCGCACGAAGGGCGTCATACAGGTTCGCGCCATCAACTTTGCCATTAAGGCCGGTGATGTTGTATAGCTTGGCAACTGCAATTACTGCCGTATAAATTGCATCATCCCACTTGCGGGCCACTTCTTCGGTCAGCAAACGCTGAACGATAGTTGTGAAGCCGGGCAAATCCTGGTCGAATTCCTCTGTAATGGTGGACATGGCCGCAATTTTCTTTGCGGTTGACATCTCTACTTTAAACCGGGTATTCCATAATGGTTTTGCAGCGCCCTCTTGTACTTCAGCGGCGGCACCTTCGACACTGGTTTCATTCACCCACGGCAACATGCTGAAGTTTGTGCTTCCGCGGTTTACGTAGTTGATAATGAAATTCGGGTTGTACAAGATGCCAAAGAAGTTGCTGGCATCTAATGGAGCGGCGGCAGGCAGATACGGGCTGTTAGGCGGTGGCGTCATTGGCTGAATACTGTTACCGACAGACGTACTGCCGGCTGTTTTCAGTGTAATGCCATCCAGCGGTATTTCTACATTGCCCTGTCCCGATTTCTGAACTGCTTTAATTTCAGCCAGCACTTCTTTGTCAGCCAGTACATCGGCTAATGTTTTCGGCTTTGCCTGATTGCCAGTTTCTTTCAGCGCATTGATGACGGTACCCTGTTCTTTCAGGATACTTTCGACACTCGTGAGCTTTTCGGTAACCTTTGCAAGTTCCTCGGCTTTGAATGTGTCGAAATCTTTCGAGGTCATCAGTCCTTTTTTCACATCTTCGATCTTGTCGTTGATGGATTTTTCCGATTCAGCGAATTGCTTTTTTATCGCTGTTGCGGACTCGTTACCTAGCTTCGCAGTTAGGTCGGTGAATTGTTGTTCTGTTAACATTGTGAACTCGATTTATGAGTTAAACAATAATTTTTACTTCTTTTATCGCACGACTCAGATCGAATGGCGACGGCTCTTTCTCAGTGCCCTTAGGCGGCTGATCGTTAGTGTCTTCGGCTGAATCAGTTTTGCCTTGAATTAATGTAGCCTCCATGGTTGGAGTGATTGGGTTGCTGCCGAAAAGGACGGCGCTGCCTTCGATAATCTGAGCTTCTAATATTGCCCAGAAATAACCATCAGCTTCGGCCTCTTCCCTGTTAGCTACTATTTCGATATACTTATCCCAATTCTCTTTTTGAACCGGGTAGTCGTCATCGTTGATGCACGTTACCATTTTAATGTACCGCATGCCCACGCTGTGCTTCTTCACTCGCTTCTTTGAATACTGCTCAAACATGTATTCATTCCTTTCTTTCTCAACTATTCCGTCGAATATCAGCGCTTCAGTAACGCCAGGTATATCTACTCCTAATTCGCCCCACGATAATTTCTTTGTAAGCCCCTTACATCCATCGGTGATCACGTCCTCGAATTCTCGCCCATGGGATTTAAGGAGATAGAATCCGGCTTTCTTGTTATCCGCAAGTGACTTCTTCCAGATACCAGGAATATGCACATCCCCGTGACTATCGAGCCAATTGGTGGTATTAATTACCGCAACTACTTTTAGTTTGTTGGGGTCTATTTGCGCCTGATCAACTTCCGCCTTTGTAGCCAGATTGCCTTTATCATCAATGTAAAGTGGTTGCGCATACACTTCATCTGCCCACTTAATAGTACTTTTCTTTGTATGAAAAATCAAACCTTCATTCTTGACCAGATAGTCATATAATGATTTGCCTGTCAGGTTATGTGGTATGATGCTTTTCATTTCTTGATTATTTTTTTATCAGCAACTTGCTTTTCTTTTTCAAGCAACTTTTTGTCAAGTACTGCTTTGGGTACTTTAGGCGGCTGCTTGTCCTTGTTGGCTTCCGGTTTCATTGGTATTAGTTTGTTGTGACTGTACTGACATCCTTGCGGCATCCTGAGTTGACAATCCGAACACCACTTCAAGCGTTGCCTGCTTCGCCTCATCGCTCATGCCCTGCGCCGTTATAACCGCAATCAGCCCTTGCACGCCGCCTACCCCGATAATCACAGCAAGGGGTACGTTAGATGTTTTTGGATCGGTCGCGCGTACCTGGCCCATGCCATCAGGCAAAGGATCTTCACCCAGTCTTTCCAACCAACCATCGAGCGTTATTAATCCAGCTTGAAATTCAATCGAAAGCGCCTCATTAAGCATCTTGCGCGCCTCTGCGGACTGCAGCTTATCTTCCTGAAGTACAGCTACGTGGCTATAATCCTTATCAATTTTTAGGTTGTATTTTTTAGTATTAAACAACTGGTTCCATTGCTCGTAAATGCTTTCGGATTCAGGTAGTGTGGCGTCCTGGTATAACAACTTTTTGCCCTCATTCAGATTACTAAATGTTGTTCCTTTTGCGGAACTCAGTAACTGATATGGGTAATTGTAACTGTCGCATATGGCTTGAATGCCCGCCTCTATTTCTTCAAATAGCATGAGGTCTTTAGTGGCGATCCCCATCTGCTGCCATTTCAATGCCGCTGAGGTTATAATGAACTGCCACTGATGGTTCTTTAGTCCATACCGGCGCAGGTCTTGCTGAAGCTGCAGCTTATGATCCTCACTCATTGGCAGGGAGCCATAATTGCCATTACCGGGATCTTGCGATAATATCCCCAGTGCGCCCCTATAATTTATTAGCACATTCCTGCTTTCGTATGCGCCAATTATATTATTAATTGGAAGTTCCAGAGAATGGATGCGACTATCGGGGATAACCAGACTGCAGAAAGAAGGCGTAAAATCTTTAAGGATATATACATCCTCTACGTTTAATATGGATTGCATGCCCTTATAGTTAAGTACAATCTGCTTAATGATACCTTTCGTGTCACTTTGGTAAAACAGTTTATTGGTTTCTTCAATATCCACCATTGAAGGCGGGATATTCCAAAGAGCCGTAGCGTCAATGTTTTCTTTAAACCCTACTGGCTTGATGGGCAACACGATCGTATAGCCAAATAGCTGCTGATAGATATAACCCTGAGCTTCAAATTGTTTCCAGGATTGAAGCGGGTTGGGCTTTTCGAATAGAGCTTGTAGTTTTTTAGCTTCAACGGTTGTAGCTACTTTTCCCGCTTCCTTCCCTTCAAGATTCAGCACCCAGGTTTTGCCATTGATGTACGCTTGCGCCTTGCGGTTAATGATCGCGTTAACCGGCGGGCATATCTCGTAAGCCCTTACTGCGCTATTATGCCCTGAGTATTTGAAATGGAAAACCGATTTACCATTGGCCTCAAAGAACCAGTTATCATTAGCCGCGACAGACGGCCGGTAACTTTGCGGAATGACATCATACGAGTCAGGCGACAACGACTTTAAGGCGGTGTTGAAGTCGCCTTTAATTAATTCCCTGCCTGCGGTTATAAGTCGTTGTACTTCCATAAAAAGAAAAAGGGCCAGTCACCCATTGCTGAATGCTGGCCCTCTTGGGGCGCTAATATTTTTGTTAAGCGTTAACCTCTACCTATCTTCCTACAAATGCTCTTGCCCGTTCGGGCCACTGGGTCGCTTGTTGTATGTTTTGATCTGGCGCCACTTGGGCTGGCGTAATTTCTACAGTCGTATAAGTGCCGCAGGACTTGCATTTGAACTCAGCTTTGCCGAACTCAATTTTGCCTACGACCTTGTTACATTTAGGACTGCTACACCTAATCTCCTGCATAATACGAAATTAGAGATATATTTTCAATTAATTCTGAATATTTAGAAAGTTGTGATATTGGTCTCCATTTTGCCGTGGCCTCGGGCACCGGCATTGACCAGGGGAAGGGTGATAAATTTGGTGCGCACCTGGTCGGTGACGGCCTTTATGTACCGGTAATCCCCGGCTTTGTGTCCGTCTAAACCGGATAGGGCCTTGTGTTTCGAGTGCAGAACCAGGCAGGGGAGGCCGATCTTTCCCTCGGCAATAATCCGGTTCTTGATATAATTGTCTCGGGGCTTAGGTGCGTTGTTCCGTAGCATTTGGCAAATGATAGCGCCGGGTTGCTTCAGTTGGTCGGCCAGTTCTTCGAGTACGGTATTGCTGGCTAACTGATCATCGTCGTCAAGGAAGAAAAACCAGCCCTCGGTAACCAGCAGCTTCAACGTATTACAGTACAGGTCATAGAAGTACGGGTAATTGCAAAACGGCTCAATAAAAATCTTTCTGATGTTTTCACTGATAGGAATATACCGAACCGCTTCAGGCTTATCGAACCCAACGATCACCCTAACATTCTTATACGTCTGACTCCTTATCGATTCCAGGCACCGGGCGAATTGAGCCGGGCGGTTGCTGGTGCGGATAAGGATTGTTATTAGCGGTTGTGATTGTTCCATTTGCTGTTAATATTAATTCGGGGCCGGATTCGCAGACAATAGCTGATCCGCCCGATGGGAATTTACGCAAGGGTTGCGAGGCAATAATCTGCTTCTGTATTTCGAGTGAGCTAACCTGCATAGAAATAGATAGTACTTTACCCATCCTTCGCATTAAAGTTTTCGCGCGCTTATAAGGTAGTGTTGCAATTTTTGCAGCCTTAATGATCAGTCGGGATTGCAGCTTAGCAATATTTGTTATCTCTTTTTTCTTCCAGGCAATATTTTTTTCTCGTTCTGTCATGGCTTCGTCGCAACAAGAGTTTTCCAATCCGGGTGCCCATCTTGTGAGTAAATGTTATGAGGCAATGATGTAACTACCCGCTGCGTTTCCTCATTTGGCATCCACTCGACCGATGGTTGCAACCAATTGTCAAATATTAAGCGGCCGCCGGGTTTGAGGCAGTCAATGGCGGGCTTAACACAGTCATCGCGCCACGATATGGGCTCTCCGTCGATAATGATTATATCAAACAGACCGCCATGCGGCCCATAGGCCCAGTTAATATACTTGTCTTTGTCAGTCGTGAAAAACATTAAAGACTCGTGCCCGATATGCGGGATAAGCGCATCGAAATACGCTTCACTGCTTTCTACGGTGAATACATGCTTTGCTTTTTTATTCCACCAAACAGTTGACGCACCACCACCATACTCGCACACTTTTTTATCGGATAGATCCCACGTCACCAGTTCATCGAGAAAGGATTTGGTATACCAGGGGAAAACCAAACCGGTTTCCGGGTCGCGATGTTGCCATTCGTTGGTTGCGTCGAGGTTAATCATCGTTTTCGCATTGACAGTTAGGATTATTGCACCCGCATGACTTGCAGTACCCTGAAAATAATTCTACCCTTTGTTCATCAGTTAAACTCATGACAATATCTTTTAAGTTTAGGATTGTGTTTATGTGATCAATGATTACGTCAGCCACTTCCGGGTATTCCTCATCGCCCAAACAATTAAGTTCTCCGTAAGCACGTTCATTCTCGGCAAGTGTGTTTACAATATAGGCCTTTAGTTCTTCTCTATTAATCATTATCAAAAGTATATGGCCCCAAAGATAACCCCCGGAACCGGTTAACGTCAATTGTATTGCTTACCAGGGTAGCGCCTGCCCCGCCACCGGTCTTGTTATAGTTGAGGCGGTATTTGAAATGTGGCCATGCCTTGTCCCACATGTAATTTCCGGCCCCGCCTTCTTCGGTATCGTGTAATACCAAAACATCAGCGGCATTGGCTAAGGCAATGGCATCGAGGTGGCGTCGTTCACCTGGTGCGTGATCGATAAAGATGAGGCCGTAATGATTGTTAGCTTTATTTTCGATGACCTTATGCCAGTCGTACACATAGTCAGAACCGGTTTTGATGCACCATTCACGGTTATTGTCGAAGGACTGGAATATCCGGCCCGCTGCCTCACAATACTTTCGCAGGTACGGTGTACTTCCTTCGCCGCTACCCATTTCCATTACGGCGCCTGTTGTTAATTCGAAGGCCAGCAAAAGCATTGGTCTGTGATTCTCCCAGTTACTGGTTATACCTTGCAAGAATCCGTGAATATCGGTAGCTATGATGTTATTCAGATATGACTGATTAAGATTATCCATTTAACGCCTCCCTGAATTTAGTAATGAATGAATGATCTTCGCCGGGCCAAAGCCTTTCTGCAACCTGGATCTGCGCATCCCAATCGTTGCGCTTTATGTGCACATCGATGATGGTATCAGGAATAATATCCCAACACGCTCGATCCCATCTACCTGTAGGTAATCCTTGTGGGTGATTATGCAGGCGATCGACAAACTCAATCTTGCCCATACCGTAGGCATGCGCTCGTTGGGTTAACAGCTGCTGATCAACTGACCAATAATCCTCCCACTTTTCAGAATACGCTTTCTCGGGTATAGCGAATGCCCCCATCAGTTCACGCCATTTGGCTGCCGTGGCTTTCACGTAACAGATGGGCAGCTCTGACCGGCCAGTGAGATCGTATCCATAAGAAACTATCTGACCCTTGCTTACGTCGTGGGTGAAAATATCAGAGGCAATAACCATGTCAGCATCTCCCGTCACGATAATATCGTCATTGTTTTCAATCGGTGGCCATAGTCGCATTAACTGCGCCATGGTTGAATCTTTGAC